ATTATTTAGCAATCATTGAATACTGAACCAACTTTAGAACCTGCTTCTTCACCTATTCTTTGTCCAAGTAAGTTTGCCCATCCTGCTGCTAACCATCCAACATAGGGTATATTCATAACTGCAGGAGCAATCACACCAGTGCTAATTGCTGTTCCTGCCATTGCACCTTGTGACCGTGCTCCAGCGTCCGCCACGATGCACTCTATGTCGCTTGCAGACTTTCCCTCGCCTGCTGCTCCTCCACCAGTGTTTCTAAAACCTTCTGCTGTATATTCGTCTCTTCTATATTCAGTTTTATCTACATCTTTACCACCAAATATACCTTTTTTATTCTCTACCAGATCAAGACTTCTTTCAGATGTTAGGGTCTTAGGATCGTTTGCTTTGTACTCTATAGTATATCCGTCTTTATCTACTTCAACTTTATATGAGGAGTATCTTCCAGATGGAAAGTTTATTGCAGGTGGTTGAACGACTTGTTTCCTACTAACAAGATGACCTAGAATACCAATGTGTGCAACGCCAATGACGGCACCTAAACCAATGGAAGCAATCTTAAGAGGTTTCATTTCAACACCTAGCGAAGTTTACTTTGCTCTCTTTTTTCTCCCTGCACAATGTGCTTTTTGAGAAAAACCTTTTGGGTTCGAGCAATCAATACTGCGCTTGTATTTAGCACTCCATTCTTCTCTGAATTGAGAAAAGTGTTTACGGATACGTTGAATGGTGCTATCGTCCATTAACTTGACGTATTCTTTAGAGGCATAAACCATTTGATCTATACTTGGTCCATCACCTTGACTATTTTTGAGTGATACTTTCAGGACTGGATAAATGTTGTTGAATCTATATCTTGCTTCGCCAGTTTCAGCAGGAGTTTGATAATCCTGTGATAATAAATCATCACCTTGTGGCAACAACGTTTTATCAAATCCTGCGACGGGTCCACTATCAGTTGCTGCCTGTGCAAATCCTCCTTGAGTGTCTGCATCATTAGCATGATTTGTTGGTGTCTCTTCTAGAAACTGTCTAAAACTTTTCATTATCCGTCTAATGCAACAGTAAGACCAAGTGTCATACCTGGCAGTGACTGCCAAGTTGTTCCATCGTAAAATTCTAATTTTGATGTAGTTGAATTGAAGATAATCGCACCTGCAGAGAATGTTCCTGCATCTCTTTGTACTGTTGTATATAGTGGAGGATAAAGTGCAGAAGACGCTCTAATTGTTGAGGCAGTAACAACACCAACAAAGTTAGCATTGCCATTAGCAGTGATTGTAACACCAATACCAGTTCCACCATCATAATCATATCCAACATTGATACCGCTACGTGCAGTGATCAATCCGATGGAATCAACATTTCTCTTTTGATCAGTGGTTAGAATACCGCTGATAGTTACATCACCATTGAAGAATGCATTTGTCGCAGTCAATACACCAACAGACATTCCTGTTGTTGATACATTGCCTTCGGATAAAACTTCGTCTAAAGTTGTAGATCCCGAAATTGCCGTGCTTGCAATACCAACCCATTTATTGCCATTATAAATGAGCAGTTTATTAGTTCCAATGCCTGCATCAAAGGTAACATCATCAAGGTCTTTGATGAAACCTGCTCCACCACCACCGATAGTAGAAATTTGTTGTTGAATTCTGTTGATGAAAAGTCTGTAGTGCTTTTCAAGATCTTCAAGAGTTGCAAAGTTTTGATCCATAGGCGTCAATGGATCAACTTGATTTCCTACGGATTCTTTTTCACTTGGAGGTTCATTGAGAAGACCCTCTATGAGTGATTGTTGTTCCTCTCTGATAGTTTTTACTAAAACTCTGAGATCAATAAAGTCTTCTCTAAGATTTTTTATTTCGTCATCATAATATTTTACTTCTGGAAGATTCTCAACTTCCTCTCTCAGATCAGTAAAATACTTAAGAAGCAACTCATCAGTCTTTTGACTATCTAAATTGAATCCTTCTAATTTTTGATTTAGATTTTCTTTTAGTTTATTGTAATCACCTTTGATTTGTTTCTTTAGTTTTCTATCATCATCTTTGAACTCATGATGATATTCCCAAATACGTAATGATGCTTCTCTAAGTTCTTTCCAAATTTTATCTTTTTCTTCACCAATTTTTTTGTCTAAGTCTTTGACTTCTGTTCCAAATTGAACTCTGTTTTCAAAGTGCTTTACTTCATTCTCTTCTAATAATTTTTTTAGTTCAATATTGAGGTTCTCTTCAAGAGTGTTGATGGTATCATTTACCTTGATAAAATCATCATCAATTACGCTAAAGGTTTTACCGATCCATGAAAAATCAGGAACTTCGTTTACCTCATTTACCCATTTTGGAAACTTAGGAATGCTATTACGAACATTGTCGATATCTTCTCTTATTGAAAGAATATCGCTTTCATAATATTTTGGTTCAGGAAGGTTAGCAACTTCTTGAATTACAGTATCAATTCTGTCTTCAATATTCTGAACTTGCTCATCATAATATTTTACTTCAGGAAGATCATTTATTTTTGTTGTGATAAATTCTCTTACCTGATCAATTTGATCACATATTACCTCTATCTCCTGATCATAATATTTTACTTCAGGTATTGTGGGTATTGACTCCTTTACTTCGTCAATAATCTCACAAATTCTTTCTAACTCAGAATCATAATACTTAATTTCTGGGATATTAGGAATATCCTCTCTTACCTTATTAATAAGGTGTAAAACTTCTGTAAGATCAACAGGACGTTCGACTTCTTCCTCAATCGAATCCTCTGTTTCCTCGTTTTCTTCAACTAAAATATTTTCTACTTCTTCCTCAAGATAATCCTCAACAGAAGGTAGTTCTTCATCTACTTTCGGAAGAAAATCTTCTATGGATGGCAAATTTTTATCGTCAGCTTCCGCCATTAAATTATAAGTAAGATTACCTTGGGATTTCTCTCCCAGTTTTATTTATCGTTCTCTTTCTGTTGAGATTTCAAAAGTTTTGCAAGATCTGCTGTAGATCCAACAAATAAAGCATTTGTTACATTCGTAGGACCTTTTTGAGAATCCTCCTCAACGTCTTTGAGTTTCTTCTGCAGTTCCATTAGTTTATCAGTAGCATCAGCAACTGATTTTATTAATTGACCAGCAACTTCATATGCCCTAGGTTGATCAGACTCTTGAGCAAGTTCTAAAATACCATTTACTGCCTCTTGCCCCTTTTCGATCAACGAGTATAAGTTGCCACGAGTGTAATCATAATCTTTTTTGATATCACTCGCTGTTTCACGAACCTTTTCAATTTTTGTAACTGGATCGGATGGAACTATTTGACTTTCTACATCAAAAGCATCATTTAGTCCATCGAACTTTTTAGACATTTTCATGAAATACTCCCATCAAAACCAAAGTCATCACCAAATTCTATAAGAACATTATCAGCTGCGGTAATCGTGCCTATACCAGCACCAGCAACGTGTGAGACTGCTCCTGTGCCATCTTGACCCCTCTTCACAATGATGTTGTTGCCTGTGATTGTCTCAACGAGAAGAGATTCATTGTCAATGATGATATAACCATCTTTGACCAATTTTGCTCCGTCAGTAACATCAAAGGTGACATCACTAGCACTAATATCGTTTGACAAATTGGTTGCAATGACACCATCATAATTTTTAGTTGCTCTTGGTTCAACTGCATAAGTAAGATCTCTTGCACCACTTCTCGATTCTGAACCAGAGGATGATGCTGCAACGTAAGAAACAGAAACCTTTTTGATGATGTCTTTTGTTGCAGAAGAAACTGGACCAAATAAGTAAGTTTTTGCTGTAAAACGGAAAGTATAAATTAGTGCCCTTCTAGTACTGAAATCTCCTTCATAATCGTCATTCATAGTCACACTATCAAGAATGACTGGAATATCTCTTTTTTCGCCTATTGTCTCAACTAGATTTACTGATAAGTTATATGCAGGTTGAAAATAAGGTAAAATTTGTTCAACAATCTGAAGCATGTCATCATTCAACTTAGTCATTACACTAAGTTCAAATGACAGGTTATATGGAACAGGAAGATATGTTTTTCTTGCTTCTTTCTTATCTGATTTTGTTCCAGTGATAAACTGTTGAGTTGTAGTTACTTTTCTTGTGGGATCATAACTCAATCCAATAAATTCAAATGACATTCTTGGCAGTGTCATTTGAACTGGTTTGTTTAGATTAGATTGTTGTTCTAATCTTGCCAAGAATTTTTGTGAAGGTCCATACGCTAACGGAACCTTCATCTCGCTTACAGTGTTGTCACTACTATCAGAGTGTCTAATGTTTATGTCATTAAACAACGTACCAAAAGATATGATAGTTCTTCTTAGAATTTCGTGATAAAAATATTCAAACATTTTTTTAGGACTGTAAGAAATTTAACAAAACCATAATATTATTTATGGAGTGCCAAATGGATTGGTCTCAGAGAAATCTAAGAATGAATCTGCCTCTGATTCAAAGACATCATTCTGTGCATATGGAGTAACGGCATCATCAGTATTCAATACTCTGAGTTCTCTTGACGCGCCGCTTTCAGAACCAACGATATTTTCACCAACAACAAATGTGCCGCTAACAACTTTGATTTCGAGTACATTAGTAGAAGCATCCCAATTATTGACAATGGCAGTAGTGCTGCTTGCTGATCCAGTTACGGTTTCATTAAATATAAAGTTTCCAGAGCTGCCAACACTTGGAGAACCAATAGTGATCGTAGGAGCAACTGTATACCCCACACCAGCGTCTGTAATGCGAATAGACGTAACTATGCCCGCAGAACTAATTAGCGCCGTTGCAGACGCTGTGGTGCCTATTCCAGGACCAGCAATGGTTACCAGTGGTGCAGTGCTA